GTGTAATTACTGAGACTTAGCTGCCTTGGCGGCACCATCATAGTCAGCAGCAGTTAGACCACGGCGAGTCAACATAGTCTTTACGCCGCGAGCTGTCTTGCCAATCGCTTCTGCGATAGCTTCAACAGTCATAGTAGCAACATCAACACCGTCGAGAGGATCTACGTTAGTAGAGCCCTTGGTGTTCTCCTGACGAGGAATCGCCTGGATGTCGCCGGAACGAAGAAGGCTAAGAGCCTTACCACGAACACTGTTTACAGAGCGATCGAGAGCTTCTGCGATTGCTTCGACGAATGCACCATCATTCACCATAGAGACGAATGTAGCTTCTTCAGCTTCTGTGTAAGTACGTACGCTCTCTACCTTAGGAGCAGGAGCAACGTGACCAGTCAACTCCATAGACAAGATCTTGCCTTGGATTGACTTAGGTGAAAAGTTTCCACCTTCGAAGTGCTCAGCGATCTGAGCGTATGTGTATGCGCCTGAGTTATCAGTAACGAATGCACGAAGAGTAGCTTCTTGCTGCTCTGAGAACGAACGTCCTCCAGCAGTTGAAGCAAGCTCTACATCGTATCCCATCTTTCGCAGTTTGCTAGAGATAGAACGAGTAGAAGTTTCAAGCTGGTCTGCTGCTTCTGCAACAGTAGCTTGTGAGACGGGGCTTTCGCCGCCGACAAAATTAGTAAGCGCTTCAGTGCGCTCATCGGTCCACTTAGGAAGTGCCATATTAGTTCTCCAAAAATGATCTAAGATCAGTTACTATAGTAACGCCAGTAGTTCTGGCTTGTCGTGTTTTAGCAGATTCAGTCCCACCTTCATTGATAAGAAAACCTACTTGTTTTGTAAGACTGGATTTAACTTCATAACCAGCCGTATTCAAAGCATTAGTAGCATCAGCTTTGCTCTTGAAACTCTTCAAGCGTCCACTAATACATACAGTTCCTTTACTCACAACTGGCGGAGGTGTATCCGAAAAGTACCAACTACAAGGAATGTGTTCTTGAAAGAAAGGTAGCTCATTGTCTATCCAGTCCAATAAACTGGAAGAGGCTTTTGGTCCCAATCCGGCACGCTCACAAGTGTCTGCATTTATTTGAGAAATATGATGAATAGTCTCAGACAGCTTTAGTGTTGCCGTTTTTCCGATTAACGGAATACCAAAAGCAGGTAAAAGAAGCTCAAGTGGAGCATCGAACGAATTCAATATCTCCAACATGAGCTTGTCAGTCACTTTCGCAGAGCCCAACGATGCTAAGATACTCTCACGCGGAGTGAGGTAAATTTCAGAAGGGCAAGTCCAGCCAAGTTTACGAATAGACGCAGGGCCGAGACCCTTGATCTTCATAGTCTTAGCGAAGTGTTCCACGGCCTTAGCATTCTGTGCAGGACACAGATGATTACGACAGTACAGAGAATCATTTACCCATTCCAACTCACTGTCACAAGAAGGACAGTTGGTAGGGAAGTTGATTTCTTGAAACATGGACTACTCCGAAAAAGTGAAAAGATATTATACGAAAGATTGACCTAAATGTCAAGAACTATTTTTCTCGATGTCCACTCGTCTGACGATTCGTGGAATGATCTCCCCGCTCCGTATAACTTCAACTGAGCAACCTATTTCTAGGTCCAGAGAGCGAATGTACTCGATGTTGTGTAGAGTTGCACGGCTCACAAGTGCATCCCCCACTTCGACGGGCTTTAGTATGGCAACTGGGCTCACGACCCCTGATTTGCCTACCTGCCACACAACATCAAGTAATTCTGTAATCACCCCATCCTTCTGCTCTTTAAGAGCGAAAGCCCCTCGGGGGTGATGAGCTGTATATCCCATTCTATAGAAAGCCTCATAACTATCTACCCTGAACACCTCGCCATCTGTTGGATAGCCAGATGCATCGAAGTGAGTGATAGTATCAAAGCCCTCTTGGGCCAAACCGTCCATTGCAGAGGTAAGATGCGTGTGTTCGATATACTCGCCTTGAATGTCATACGCTACAAAACGTAGGTATGAACAACGAGCACGGAACTCCTGCATGTCTTTGAGATTCAAAGACCCCGCTGCAAAGTTGCGAGAGTTTGGAATCGTATCGGGCGCTACGACTTCACCAGTAATTTGGCAAGTGCCAATAGTACTGATATTTGGAGGTACTAGCTCTTCTAGCTTCAACGTGATATCACGACCGATATTGCCGTCTCCCCTGGTTAAAGCCTGAGCTAGATGGCCGTTGACATATTGCAACGACACTGCCGCCCCATCAAGTTTCGGTGTACGCACCATAGGTGACGTACCGGACTCTATGTCATTTAAATTAAAAACCTTCTGTAGAGAATACATCTTATACAGATGAGGAATACCATCAGTGACAGTATGTCCCACCGCATCATAGCTATATAGTCTTGCTAACGCATCAAACTCAGCATCCGAGATTATCGGAGTACCTGAGTAGTACATTGCAGAAGCTTTTTCCAAAAAATGTTGCATATAGTTCCCTCACTCAATAAACAATATTATACAGAAAGAAGGAACAAAAGTCAAGAACTATTTACGTATAAGTCCTTGATTAGATCAGAGAAGTGTTCTTCTATGATCTCCTTACTTTCTGCAAGTGATAAGATTTCGACTAGCCCAACGAAAAGATTACGTGAGTTGTCAAAGTCCAAGGGCATTGTAATCCCTTCCTTACTAGGCTTCCACTCTTCTTCGAAATCTAAGTAGTACTTACGCACACTTAAATATTCGATACCACGAAAGGTTGAGATAGTAAGCCGAACTTGTGTCTCTTTTGCTTCATCATAATGTATGACTTTTTCATAAACTTCAGGTGCTTGATATAGTTCCATACTAGTCTCCGTTCTTTAGAACAGAGGCAAGAGGTACTACATTGGTCACATTCTTCGGTTTAAGTAAACGAAAAGAGTCGGTGTCCCAACAAAAAAGCAAAAGAGTCTCTCCAGATTCCTTTGCTCTATTTCTTTTTTGTTGAATGTAAGGCGTGCTGAAGTCCAATGTGCAAACATTGTATTTCAACTTATTACTGTTCTCACTACGATAGGTGATTACAGCGTCACCGTACTCATCGACGAGCCGTGCTAGTTCTTCTTTTTTCACAGGTACTCCTAGTGAAGCGGTTTGGCAGAATCTTCTCCCGTGCCGACTTGCTTAGGATGTGAAGGTGAGGGACTTACACCTACGGAGGCCCTCAAAAAGAATTAGCTGTTTACTGCTGCGATTACACCGGCAAAGTACATTGCTGCTTTACCTGTCAACTTGCTGACGATTTCTTCATCAACTTCTTGACCTGCATCAGTAAGTGCTGCTGTAAGAGATTCGATAGCTGCTGCTTTAGATACGCGAGTACTAGTTGCTCCACTCGCCTTTGATGTCCCACCAGAGGCGGGGGCTTTTTTTACATATACGCCTGCCTTGGTAAGTACCATGCGAACACCGTTAGGTGATTGATCGAATTGCTCTGCGATTTCTGCGACGATCTCCATGCTGTTCTCTGGAGTTGGATTACCTGCTTCGTACGCCTCGATAACCTCTGCTTTCTGTTCGTCTGTCCACGCCATTTTACGTTTCCTTCTAGTTTGTGATTGTGTTGCTCCAGGACAGGTGCCTGTAGCGTGTAGTTGTGCTTGATAAAATCTATCGCCCAAAGCAGTGCTCTACTAGTGCGATGTAACCTCCAAGTAGGTGAACACATACTCCTACGGTTAGGAAGCCAATTATAAATGTACTCATGTAGTTCTCCTCATTTCAATACTATGTATTATACCGACATGAGTGATGAAAGTCAAGAAATATTTTTAGATACGTGATAAATCAACTCCGTATTTTTCGAGGTGCTTTAGCTTTCCCAAGTCGTATGCAAGAGAGTAAGCTGCAAATCCTCCAGTATTTACATTCATCCACTTTTCTGTATCTTCTCTGACTTCTTCCATGATATAAATAGCATAGCATTTGCTACCGTACTTCTTCTCGTAGTTTACATCTGAGAAGCCTGCTTTTTCTGCTTGATAATCTACGGAGAGTTCGTAATCTACTCTTGCTGGTTTGTTGTAGACTGCTGACCAGACGATTTCTCCTGAAGCGAAGTCTTCTGCGACACACGTCTCCGGAAGATACGCAGTACCAGACTCCGTACTTGTCGCAGGAACTCCAACGCGGTCAATGAGTGAACGTACAAACCCTGCCGAACGGAATAACCCCGCTGCGATTTCTGCAATGGAGTCTCCGGAAAGATATCGTTCAACTGACTCACGAATTTCTTCATTTGTCGCTCCTCTTCCTCGATTCTGCTTTTTACGTAACGCTCGATACTCAACTTTATCTTCGTAATCATCAATTATCCGTTGTAGGCGCGTGGTATTGTACGCTATATTCAGCATACTGCATGCTTCCTTCTTTGAAATCGGAGTAGTTCCTGTCAAAAGTCCAATTACTTTCTGTATATTCGATTCTGTTAAATTCTCGTAATCTTTCTTTTTTACTCGTCTCATTCTGTTTTCCAAATATTCTGTCGTAATTGTTACCAAAGTGTTGCCACTTTACTTTTCTATATGTGTCACCTTTACCTGTCACGTGGGTCGTCTCCTATTGACATACGCAAGTACCAGATAGCTTTCTGAATATCCTGTACTTTGTTCTGTTTGTTGTTTGCTCTCCAAATATATTTGAATGCATTGAGGCGGCAGTACTCTTCAAATCCTTCTGCGGATGTTGTTGTCTTCATCGCATCAATACATTCTACATCATCTCGTCGGTAATGTAAAGGACTATTTACTGGGTCATGTACTTTCATTCTACGGCCTCTGCAACGTCAGGGAAGTGAGTTGCAATAATATCCCAGCACTGATTTGCAATACGCATATGTTCTTTCTGAGTGCCGTGACCCCGCCGCAGGTCGCAATAGTGAATCCACGAACGAAGAGTTCCGCTCATGTATAGCG